GGCAACGACCCACGGGCGGGCGACTACTCGGCCATCGTCGCGCTGGGCTACGCTCGTGGCCTGCTCTGGGCGGAGGCGGACCTGGCCCGCCGCTCGCCCCAGGCGACCATCGCCGACACCCTGGTCATGGCCGACCGCTGGAAGCCGCACGCCATCGGCATCGAGGCGGTGGCCTTCCAGTCCGTGCTGGTCAACGAGCTGGCTCGGCAGCAGCGCGTGCCCTGGCCGGTGTTCGGGGTCAAGGCGGATGGCCCCAAGGCCCTGCGCATCCGCCGACTCGGCCCCGCGATCACCCGCCGGGAGCTGCGCATTGTGGACACCCCTAGCGGGCGGCTGCTGTACCAGCAACTACGCAACTGGCCGGTGGACGCCCACGACGATGGCCCGGACGCTTTGGAGATGGCCCTTCGACTGATGACGGAGATGCGTGCATGACCCCAGATCAGTTCCACCGGCTCTTGGAGTCGGTCTTGCGCGTGGACCAGGAACCTGCGTGGCTGACCTTGACGCAGACCCCCAGCCTGCAAGACGGCTTCCCCTACCGCAACCACCAAGAGCATCAGCAGATGCAGACGATGATGCGTTGGTACGCCTTGCACCACCCCTTCGCGGCGGCGGCGCTAGAGGTGCGGTGCAGCTACGTCGTCGGCACCGGGCACACCTACAAGCTGGTGCCACGGCCTGGCCGGGAGGTGGACCAGGCGGTCCTCGATGCGGCGCTGGACGAGCTGCACCGCTGGATGGACGCCGACCGCTGGATGATCCGCCAGCGGGAGATTCAGTACCGCCTCGACCGCGACGGCGAGGTGTTCTTGCGCATCATCGACGACGACTACCACCCCCGCGTCCGCTTCATCGACCCTGAATATGTGGTGCCACCGCAGCAGGCCGTGAGCTACGACACCTACGGCATCCAGGTGGACGCGCAAGACGCTGAGACGGTGACGGGCTACTGGGTGGCCACCGACGGGCGCAACGTCGTGCTGCTCCCGGCTGCCCAGGTGCAGCACCGCAAGGCCAACGTGGACCGGCTAGCCCCGCGTGGAGTGCCAATCTTGTGGCCCTGCCGAGAGTCGTTGCGGCGCAGCCACCAAATCCTCCGGGCGATGTCCACGGTGGCGAGCATCCAGGCGAGCGTGGCCGCCGTGGTGCGTCGCTTGGCGGGCGGTACGATCATGCCCTGGGCACAGCAGGGCGACCCCGGCGTGGGCAAAGATGCCCAGGGGCGCACCTACCAGGAGATGCCGCCCGGCAGCATCCTGCACCTGGCGCCGGGCGAGGAGTGGGACGCCCCCGCCAACCGCATCGACGTGGGCAACTACGTCGCCGCGATCCAGGCCGAGCTGCGCGCAGTGGCGGCTCGAATGTGCATGCCGGAGTACATGCTCTCCGGCGATGCGTCTAACGCCAACTACTCCTCGACCCTGGTGGCCGAGGGACCAGCGGTGAAGATGTTCGAGCGGCTCCAGGCCGAGGCGATCTGGTACGACGTGGAGATACTCCAGCGGGTGCTGCGTGCTGCGGAGCGGCGGGGCGTGCTGCCAGCGGGGCTGACCCAGCTAGTGCGCATCGAGGCGGAGCCGCCGATGATCAAGACCAGCGACCGCCTGCTCGAAGCCCAAGCCGACCAACTGCTGCTCTCGGCGGGGGTGGTCAGCCGGGAGACGGTGGCCGCTCGGCAAGGCTTCGACTGGTCAATCGAGCGCGACCGCATCGAGGCCGAGGGTGGCCCCGTGCAGTTCGGCACGGGCATGTCGATGGGGGGCTGAGGGGACCGATGCCATGAAGCTGAGTCGCCGACTGCGGAAGCAGGCTGCCCGCTCGCTGGCCCTGGCTCATCGGCGAGCGGCGCAGCTTGACCTGCTCCTGGACGACCTCGACCAGCGGCTCCAGGGATTGATGGAGCAGTTGGTCCAACGCCTGATGCAAGCAGCTCGACTGCGCAACGAGCTGGCCCGCGCCGAGGCCATCCAGGCTGCCTGGGACTGGTACAGTGCCCAAGTCAGCAAGGCGACTGCCCAGTACGACGAGCAGGCGGGAGAGCTGTACGCCGAGTCGCTGGCCAAGATGATCCCCGCCGCCGTGGCCCCACGCATCTACGCCCACACGCTACCTGCGGAGCAGCCCCAGCCGGTGCAGGAGGCGCTGGCCGTGCAGTTCGATGATGACGGCACGGCGGCGCGGGGCGTGACCAGCAACCCCCGGCGAGCAGCAGGCCGGGCGATGATGACCAAGACCGAGGCTAGCCAGGCGTCCAAGTTCAGGAAGTTCAGCGACCCGCTCACCTCCGCGCTCTCGGAGCGGCTGTGGACCAAGAAGCAGGCTAGGGAGGTGGAGTCCCTGGTGAAGCGCGCCTACCAGGAGGGCTGGGACATGGGGCGCCTGACCAGCGAGATTCGCCAGAAGACCCAGGCAGCCTCCTGGGCAGCGCGGCGCGTGGCCCGCACCGAGATTCGGCGCGGGCTGGAGTTCCAGCAGTTCCAGTCGATCACGGCGCTGGCCAAGCAAGGCGACGTGGCTGGGGTAATGATCTGCGCGGTCATGGACGAGCGTACCCGCCCGGAGCACGCCTTCCGACACGGGACGATCTTCAGCTTCAGCAACGGTGAGATATTCCACGACGATGGCGTCCAGTTCCCTCGCCTCCCGGACGCGCCCAACTGCCGCTGCACCTATGTGCCGATCTTCTACGAGGACGCCCAGGGCGACCCGGATGGGCCTGGGTCGGACGCCGTGGGCAACATCATCGCTAACTTCAAGACCTACGAGCAGTTGTGGCAAGAGGCGGACGAGCGACAGCGGCGGCGGATGATCGGGTCGGAGCGCTACGACTACCTGATGGACCTAGTGGGCCACGTCCACCCGGCCTACTGCTTCCGGCCCGACGGGACGCTGAGGCCCCTCGATGACATCAAGGTCTACGCCCAATCGTTCCCCTGGCTGAGCGACCAGCGCTGGTTGCACCACTTCGCCTCGGTGGACGTTGGCTACACGCTCAAGCAAGCTGGTCATCCGCTCATTGGTCCACTGGGGATGCAGCGGCTAGTCCCTGACCTGCTGCGGCGAGGGGTCGCCCGCACCCCGTTGACGGATGACCAACTGCGGTCGCGGCTGGAGGGGATGGCCAGCGCGGAGCTGCGGCACGTCCGTCAAGGCAAGTGGCTCGACCCGGAGACCCGCGCCAACGCTATAGAGCGAATCGGGCATGAGATGTTCTTGCAGGCGATGGCCGTCTCGCCGGAGGGCGGTCAGCGGATGCTCACGCTCAGGCGGTGGATGGCCATTCAGCGGTCGCTCGTGCTAGAGCTGCTCACGCCCCAGACCGCCCAGCACGGCAAGGTGGAGCTGTCGCCGAACAGCAGTATCCTCCCGGAGCAGCTTGAGCGAGCGCAGGCGGCAGCGGACTGGCTGGCGCGGCTGATACCGAAGGGCAAGAACCTTCACTTCGACCTCCAGTTCCAGTTACACCGAGCTGGCTATGTGACGGAGGACCGGATGGTCTGGGTCACTGCGACCGACCCGGTGCAGATTTGCCTGCACGAGATGCTGCATGGGCTGGACCACCAGCTCACGGGCTACACCCTGGACCAGCGGTTCCTGCCCCGTGTAGACCAGAGCCGAGTGCGCTACGACGCGGACAACAAGAAGGGCTGGGTCTACGCGGCCCCCGCAGACTCGCAGACCCCGATGAGCGTCTACATGTTCATGTACTACCCACAGAGGGAGAACCACTACCCGATCACCCCCCAGGTGCGCTATCGGTTCAAGGAGTTCGTGTCCATCGTCGGCCAGCTACTCTACGACAATGCGTACCGAGCCATCCTCCTCGACCGCAAGTCCGTGGTGCAGTGGCTCCAGACGTTCGACGAGGTGTTCTGGTCGAACCATCAGTACAGTAGCCTCTCGCCAGTCTCGCCAGGCGGTGAGGCCAGCAGCAGTCAGCCCGCATCGGGCAGTTCGGGCAGGTCAAGTAGGTCACGGGGCAGAGGGAAGCGATCATGACGCTAGAAGAGATGTTCCAGTGGGTCGGCAAGCGGCAGCCCTACGCCGACGAGTACCAGGGCTACTGGCTCGTGCCGCCACGCGGGGTGGTGGCTGACCAATCGGGGCTACTGCAAGCGGTGGTCTACCTGCGCAGCGCTAGCGATGGCCCTGTGCCGGGACTGCACCTGGCCAACGGCTACCGACTGAGCGAGCTGGCCTCCGCCTACCTCGACATGCTAAGCGAGCCGATCCTGCCTGGCCGCCCCATCGCGGGTGGCTACGAGGCGTTGCAGGTCAGCCGCTACACCGAGGCGGTCACCATCGACGTGCCCAACGCGACGATCTTGGGGCCACAGATGATCGACGCTGCCTTGCCGGGCGACACGCTGCCCGACTCGGAGCAGCCGCCGACACCGCTAGGGGCGAGGCTGGGCTGGTGCTACCTGCTCCGGCGACCCGACCGCCCCGCCCAGTTCTACCATCCGTACACCCACCAGCGGCTACGGCTCGGCAGGCCGTCTGACCTGCTGGAACTTTGACTGGAGGATTGTAATGCTCGTCTTGACCCGCAGCGTGGGGCAGTTCATCGTCTGCCAGTGCCCGGATGGCACCACCATCCGACTGGTGGTCACACGCATCCAGCCTGACCGCCGCTCGAACCGGGTGTCCATCGGCATCGAGGCCCCGGAGCAGGTGACCATCCTGCGCGAAGAACTGCTCGACCCCCAACGCGGTCAGCCCAAGGCCCCTGACCGCAGTTGACGAATGTTCACTAACCCGATATGATAGGGTAGCTAAGTGTCCACTTCGCAAGCACGCGCCTCCCTGGGCGGCTGGTCGCCTCCCTGATGTACCGATCCCCCTGAATCTGCAAGCACGCACCCCATCGTCGGCAGGCAGTCCGAGTGACCGCACTACGGGTTGTCCATGCAGCGATTGCGTGAGTTCACTAGCTTCTCGACTGGTCGCATCGACCGCGACGCGGGCGTCATCCGGGATGTCCTCATCCTCGGCCCGCAGTCGGCCAACGGTCGGGTCTACACCGCTGACGCGCTTCAGGCAGCAGCGAAGCTGTACGAGGGCGTCCACGTCTACATCGACCACCACGAAGGCCGTCGCAGCTACCGCGACAAGATCGGCTACCTGACCCAGGTGGAGTATCGCGGCGGTGGCCTGCGGGGCGATCTGCACATCAACCCCGCCCACCCTGCTGCCTCGCAACTGTTCTGGGATGCCCAGCACAACCCCCGTGCCGTGGGGCTGTCCCACGACGCCGAGGGGCAGGTGGTATCGCGCGGCGAGCAGACCATCGTCGAGGCCATCCACACCGTTCGTTCCGTTGACCTGGTGGCCGAACCGGCTACCACCCACTCTCTGTTCGAGGGCAAAGACCCCATGCGACTCCGTGAGCAAGAACCGGCGGCCAACCCCCCGGCTGCCCCTGAAACGCCTTCCGCCCCTGCGGTGGACCCGCTGGACGCCCTGTACCAATCGCTGACCCTGGAAGACCTGCAAGCCAAACGCCCGGACCTGCTCGACGCCTTGCGCAAGCAGGTCCAGCAGGAGATCGCTACGCCGATGGGCGACCTGAAGGCGCAGCTCGAAGCCCTCAAGGCCAAGCTCGACGAGTACATGGCAGCCGAGCAGGCCGAGCAGCAGATGGCCGAGGCCCGCTTGGACCCGGCGCGGGTGCCACCTCGGCTGCGTGAGGCCATCCGGCGCGAGCGCAATCCGCAGCAGCGTGCGGCCCTGATCGAAGACGTGCAACGCCTCATCCAGCAGGCCCCCACGATTGCCACCCCCTGGCAGTCGCCGCCTGCCGACCTCAACCAACGCCTTGCTAGCTGGAGGATTTGACCTTGAGCATCCGACTCGAACGGGGCGACCCGAACATCATCAGCCTGCCGAAGGTGAGCACCGACACGATCAAGGCGGGCGACATCCTCTGGTGGTCTGGCAGCGACTCGGCGGTGCGGCCAGCCAGCAAGGCGACCGGCACCGACCACAACGCTCGTGCCAACGTGGTCGGCACCAACTTCGTCGGGGTGGCGATGGCCGACCGCGACGATGGCGACACGGGGCTGGTCCCGGTGGCCACTACGGGCGACTTCGCCTTCAAGCTCACCGGCACGGCCCCTGCGTCCCTGGCCCACGTCCGCGTGGCCGACAACGCTGGCGAGCCGCACAACCAGACCCTCGAAGCGAACACCACCACGGCCCACGCCGTAGGCCGCGTCATTCGCTCCAGCAGCACCGAAGTCCGCATCCGTCTGTTGAGCCGACTCGAAGAGAGGTAACATGATCCAAGCATCTCGATTGGCGCGTGACTGGAAGCTCGACCCGCGCCGGACCTTGGCCGACCTGGACGCTGGCTTCCGCGCAAACCACATCCGCCCCAGCGAGTTCTCGCTGCGTGACCTGGCTACCCACCTGATCGAGGCGGCGGGCGGGCCGCTCGGCCACGACGGTCTGCGCGCCCTCGAAGGTCGCAGCGAGAACCTACGCCTGCTGGAGACGACCGGAGCCATCAGCACCAGTGCGTTCCGCCTGGTCACGCAACGCATGGTGGACGCGGCGGTGATGGAGGGCATGCAGTTGCCGCCCACGCCGTTGTCGGCGGTCCTGCCGGTCGTCGAGGGCCGCAAGCGCCGCAGTGAGTTCGTCATGCCCTCGATTCCCCTGGAGCAGGGCAAGAGCGCCCGCGACGTGCAAGAGGGTGAGGAGTACCCCGTCCTGGGCATCTACGGGCAGCGGGTCAAGAACCTGCCGGTGCGCAAGAAGGCCATGCAGATTCCCGTGACCCGTGAGGCGGTCCTGGAGGACGACACCGGCGCACTGCTCGAAGCCGCCCGCAACGCTGGCACGGCGGTCGCCCGGCTCAAGGAAGACCTGATCTGCGACTTCCTGGCTGGCCTCATCCCCAACTGCGTCATCGAGCAGCTCGTGGGCGACACCACGGACGTGACGAGTGACCTGTTCCTGACCAGCGGGCGCTGGGTCAACAGCCACACCAACGTCCTGGTAGACTGGACCGACCTCGACGACGCCTCCAACCTGCTCTACGGCAACACCATCCCCGGCACCAATGCCCCGGCGGTGTTGGTCCAGCGGCACCTGCTAGTGCCTGAGCAACGGCGCAGTCTGGCCTACCGCATCCTCAACGCCATCGAGACTCGATCCGGCACCTCGAACGTGGTCATCGCGGGCAACCCCTACGGCGGCCAGGGCGATGCCCCAGGTGTCAGCCTGCTGGTCAGCCCGCACCTGTATTCGCGGCAGATCGCGGCAGGGGTGACTACGGCCAACGCCCAGGGGACGTGGTACTACGGCGACCTGACCCAGGCGTTCCGGTACTACCAGCTCTGGCCGGTCGAGGTGAACGAAGAGCCGACCCCGGCTACCCGCTACACCCATGACATCTGGATGCGCTTCTCGGTCAGCGAGTGCGGCATCCCGGTATGCGTCCAACCGCGTGTCTGGTCGCGTAACTTGCCTACCTGACGGAGGTGCCTGATGATCCTTGACCTGCTGGGCCGTCTGCTCGGACGGCCTGCCTACGAAACGAACAGCGTGCTGCCCGCCTTGCGGGCCTTGATCCACAGCCAAGCCCTGGCCGATGCGGTCAAGGCCAGCCCCAACCAGATCGACGATTTCGTTCTGGCCATCCTGAAGGCCCTCGTACCGCTGCCGCCCGGCGATGGAGGTCAACGATGAAGTGGTTCGGCTCGTTGGGGCTGGCGGGGCTACTCGGCCTGGTCGGCGCCCTGCTGGCGCAGCAGCCTACCCTGGAGATCGTCGGCGCGACGGAGTACGAGCCACACTCGCTGGTCAAGCTGGCCGTCAAGGGGGTGCCACCCAAGGCGGCTATCCACTGGCGGGTATACCCGCGCGACATCCAGCGGGCAACGACCCCACCGCACCTGCTGGAGTTCGCCGCCCACCCAGGCACCTACGAGATCGAGGTGTTGGCCATCGTGCCGACCACCGACGGTGGCCTGCACCTCGCCGAGGCCCGCACCACGGTGAAGATTCTGAGCTGCCATGCTCCCGTGCCGCCTGCCCCGCCCGCCCCGCCTGCGCCGCCTGCTCCGCCTACGCCCAAGGAGAAGCAGGGCAAGCTCGATGCGGTGAACGCCCTGGGGCGAATCCGCTTCGCCACAGGTGGCTGCACGGCCACGGTGATTGGCCCCCGTCGGGCCGACGGCAAGTGGGACGTGTTGACCGCCTCCCACTGCGTCTCCGGGGTCGGAGCCAAGGGAGTCATGGAACTCAAGGACGGTCGGCGGCTCAACCTGACCGTGGTGGTGCATCAGCGGCAGCCGGACTTGGCGTGGTGCATCACCGAGGAGACGTTCCCGGACTTGGCCTACGCATTCATCGCGCCGAGCAACCCGCCGGTGGGCACCAAGGTCTGGCACATGGGCTACGGGGTGGACAAGCCCGGCAACCGCGAAGACGGCGAAGTGACGGCGGACGAGAACAGCGACGGCCAGCTCCGCATGCAGCTATCGGTGTCGAGCGGCGACTCCGGCGGTGGCATCTTCCGGGCCGACACCAACGAGCTAGTCTCGACGGTCTGCTGCACCTCTGGCCTGTCGCGCAAGGCAGCGATGTGGGGCGCATCGACCAAGCGCATCCTGGCAGCTCGCCCCAAGGCGGCTAGTAGCGACGACACCGGCTGGGTGCCCGTGCCAATGCCTGAGCGGACAGAGGCCTGGGAGAGCGAGTGGAACCCGCTCCCCATGCCGCTCCGGCTGCTGACCTTCGTCCGGCTGCTGACCTTCGCCTGTGGCCCCAACTGCCCTTGTGGCCAGGGGGGTGGCGGTGGCCAATAGCTGGCGGGACGACCTCATCAAGCTGCGCGACGACTACGCGGTCAACCTGAAGAACCAGCAGCTCTTGCCGGGACTGGACTGGCCGCAGTCGGAGCAGCACTGGCTCAACAGCATCGAGCAGATCAACCGCATCCTGGCGCAGGACAGCGGCAACGACATCGCCGATGTGCTGCCCAAGGGGCGCATCACCCGTGGGGTACCCCGATGAGCGTGCAATTCCAGTGGCGGGGGCAGAAGGTCACAGCCGAGGTGCGAGAGCGCATCGACCGTGCCCTGCGTCAAGGGGCGGCCCAGGTCGTGCGCTACGCCCAGGACTTGGTGAGCAGGCCCGCTCGGCGCGTGGTCAAGCGCCGCAAGCGCAACACCGTCGCGGGCAAGAAGGGTAGCACCTACTCGGTCTACGTCGGCAGCTCGCCGGGCCAGCCGCCACGGATGCGCACCGGGGTGGGGCGAAGCTCCATCCGCTGGGTGAAGGAGAAGCCCCTCAGCTACCGCGTGCTGGTCGCCGCTCCCGGCAGCTACATGACCTACCTGGACCGTGGCACCAGTCGCGTGCAAGCCCGCCCCTGGCTGCGCCGGGCGGTCGAAGCAGTCCAGCCGCTCATCGACCAACTCGTCCGCAAGGCGGGAGGGTGAGCATGTCCCTGCTAGCCGACATCGTGACCCGCTGGGCCAACGTCAGTGCCCTGCACAGCGTGGTGCCCTCCACCAAGGTCATCGTCGGCGAACCCATCCTCGGCTGGGACATCCCTAGCGTGGCCCTGACGGGCTACGTCCGGGAGAAGTCCGTGCGCGTGGCCAACGCCGACCGCATCGAGCGACTCACCCTCGAAGCCAGCTTGCGTGGCGCGACGGCCACCGCGCTGGAGTCGCTGCTGCTGGCGATGGCCGTCCAGCTACCACCCGTGCCGCTGACCGGCGGCGGCAGCATCCGCAGCTACGAGATGTTCTCGGCTCGTCTGGCGCGTGACCCGACGAGCAAACAATATGTCATCCAGGCAACTATTGTCTACATGCTCTGGTGAGCAGGGGGACTGAAGCACTATGGCGTATGTTGGTGGTTCGAGTGGTACGCTGACCTATCAGTCGGTCGCGTACCCGATCACCGACTGGAGTTTGTCGCTTAAGACGGAGCTGGTCAAGTTCGCCACCTCCGTGTCCTCCGGCTGGAAGACCGGCGTTCCAGGAACCAAAGATGCGTCCGGCTCAGCCACGATGCGGCTGACGGACCCACCGCCACCGCGTGGTGTAGCCGCCTCGATGGTGCTCAAGCACGGCGACTTCGATGGCACGGGCGACCGCACCTACACCTTCAGTGCGGTCATCACCGACGTGACGATCTCGGTGAACGTGGACACTGGCGAGGCGATCAGTGCCACCGTGACCTTCGAGGCGGTTGGCCCCGTGACGGAGACTAGCTCATGAGCCTGGTGGG